CAGCAAATTCCATTGCATTGATTGTGCCATTGTACCAGTCGAACGTGGTTGAAGTGTCCCGGTAAAGGTAGTAGTTGCCTACCTTAATCATAATAGCCACGTTGTGCGTTCCTGATGGAGGACTGACAGGATGGGATGAAGAAACCCTTTCTACCATGTATTCAAATGATACTGAAATGGTATTGGCTACCTCTTGCGCTATTTGAATTTCAAACCCTGAAGATTGGGTATTCGCTGATATGTAACTGCTATTGGTTGCATTAAAAGAACCTGATGCCGTTGTTACCCATATCTGTGCAAATTCATCGCCTCCTTGTGTTGCGTATTGAACCCGACCGGTAGTTCCCGTAGGAACTGAAGAAGGCTGATTGGTAGGGATAGCATTGACATAATCCCATTCTCTCAACTGATATATCCCTGCGTAAGGTGAAGCAGGTGAATTAACAAACCATTCATCTGTTTTAAAGTCAGCATCAAAGACACCTCCTTTTGATGCAATATCCAGTACACCTAGATTTAGGTAAGCATTGAACTCCGTGAATACCCTCCTCGCTGTTTCTTCAGGTCGGTTAATGTCACATGAAATATCAGTACCGTTAGTAATGGTAGCCGTGCCATCTAGGCTTATGTCAGATAGGAACTTGTACTTTTTGTAAGTAGCCTTGGAAAGTTCAGGCAATCTAAGTACCCAAAACTCATTCTTCCAAAGAAATACACGGCAAAGAAATGGATTGACGATTCTTTCTAAGGTCTCCGATAGATACAACTGCTCGTTCTCAACTCTTACACCATCCGTAAACTTGGCAATTTCCCCATCATTATACACCGCATTGTCCGGGATGTTGAACTGCTCAAATACGCAGTCCGTGTCATCCATCCTCGTTTCGTGAACCTCGCACCCGATATTAACAGGTCTTTGCTCTACAAAGGATTGATTCAATCCCCCAACAATAGCGGAAATCGCTTGAGTTCTTGGATTTGGCCAAATGGCAAAGTTTGACCTGATGGAATCTAACCCCTTTAATCCATCCGTTGCTGTGAAAGAATATAGTTTTTTTCCTGATGAGTAAGGATTGGTAATAAAGTCGGGCTGAATGAATCCGACAAACCAAAGAACAGCACCTTGATAAAGTTCTACCTTCCATGTCCTATTGCCTCCGTAAAGGAACTCATCATAATCACCGCTATCTCCTGCAATTGTAAAGTCAACCGAACTGCCTATAATTGTCTTCAAAGGATCATCTCCTTGATTGCCCCAATTGAATTGAATGTCAGCAATGTCAATAGATGAAGATGCACCGCCATATCCATCCTCATAGATTTTTAGATTCCAACAGTCCGCTCCGTAGTTAGTGCCATAATCACCGCTATATTTCTCCCCGTATCCATCGACAGGGACATTAGCACCTGAAGCGATAGCATAGAGTTTGGCATCCCGTGACGGCATCAAGTAGCTGAATGAAGTGGATGAACTCAGCAAAGTTGCGGTTGGTGCTTGAAACCATTGAACGCTGTTAAAGCCAGCATCCAATGAAATGGCAATCGTCAGCGAAGTGCCTTCCTCGTAGAATTCCACAGGAGGTGATCCGTTGACTGTAATTGTTCCACCACCTGCTCTGATTCCTAAGACTAATCTATATTGATTCGGCATCTTATCCTTTGTTTACCCTATTACTTGCCTGCTGTGACACAAATAAAATGTCTTGACCTCTTACTACTGTTTCAAGAACTACCACGTTATTTGGGTTAAAATTAAATCCTTGACCTCCTCCAGTAAAGCTAGTACCGCCACCTACTCCTGAAGTCCCAACTGATGAACCACCTCCTCCTCCTCTTGATCCAGATAATGATCTAGCTTTTGAGGAAACAAAACCAGCCAAAGCAATTAAAGCAATACCTGCTCCAATTGCAACAGCTGGATTAAGTGTTTTTAAAGCTGCTTTTATTGCTCCAATAGTTATACCTGTTTCAATTGCCATTTGACCAAGTTGATTCAATATTCCAGCAAGTCCTTCAAGTAAAACAGCACCTCCTGCTTTTAAAACATTACCTCCGCTTGCTAAAGCATCTCCTATTGCAAACGCAAAATTTCCTAATGTTTGCTCTATTCCTGATTCTAAAACTCCAGCGACTTGATTATTAAACTCTTGAAGCCTTAATACAAAAGCTGTTAATTTTGATTCATCTATTTCTGGAACAATATCAGTTGGAGTAAAACCTGATAAATCTATTGACACATCTTTTAATGACTTCCCAAAGTCACCTGCTAAAAGTGAATTTATCTTTTGAATATCAATTAATGTATTAGAAAATACATTATTATTTAAGTTGGCAAGATTAAAATCATCCCACGCTTTTGAAAATCGTTCAAATGCTTCTTTTTCCTTATCAACTCCTTTTGTTCTGTCATTAACTAAATTTGCCCCAGCTTGAAGTTGTTTGTTTATTTCACCCTCAAGTTTTACATTCTCCGATTTAATTCTTTTTATTTCTCCTTGAAGCGTTTTTTCTTCACCTAAAGAGTCATTTGCATTGTTTATTCTCCTAATTAATTCATTGTACCTGTCAATGTCTCCCTGAGTCAAAAAACCATCCTTTTGTCTCTTAGCAATCAATAAGTCCAACTGACCTTGTGCATCTGAAGTCGCTAAAAGCCTTTTTGATCTTTCATCCTCAAGTTTTGTTTCAATTCTTAAAAGTTCAATGCTATTCTGAGCAATCTGATTAATAGAAGCCTGTGCCTTGGCTTTTGCTAAAAGATTTTGAGTAACTTTTATGTAAGCATCACCAACCTGACCATTTAAAATTTGTTCTTTAGTTAAGTTTCCAAAGTATTCCGGATATTGCTTTTGAAGTTGATCAACAGCCTGTAATCTTTTTTCTTGAGATATTGATGTATTGGTAACCTGTAATTCAAGACCTTTTAATGAGGCTATTTCTTTTTGTGCATCTTGTGAACCTTTTAAAGTTGCTGCTGCCACACCTTTTAGGCTTTCTTGGTATTCGTTAAGCCTGTCAGATAAAGACTTAGCCGACTCCTCAGTCTTAAAAAACCCTTTTTGTTGAAGGACAACAAAAGCAGAAGTCAAGGCGGAAATTCCAAGACCTAATAAATTACCACTTGAGAAAATACCACCTAATATCTGAGTAAATGATTTTCCTTTATTTCTAGCGTCACCAAAAGATTCTGCTAATGAGGTAATGTTATTGGATATACCAATAATTCCAAAAGGAGCGTCTTGAATTAATCTATTAAAGTTTGTGCCAACCGCATTATATTCATTAGTGGCTTTCTTTAACTTATTAATCTCAGGAGTTGCCTGATTGACTGCATTCTCAAGTTTTCCAAGTTGTCCGGTAACCTGATTAATACCGCTTGCTAAGTCATCAACCTTCGCCCCTATCTCAACTTCTATTCTTGGATTTGCCATCTTTTCTTAGTTTATCTGCAATTTCGAGTAATTTTTTCGCTTTATCAAAGTCATCCCTTGTGGAGGTAAACGGCTTCGGCTTCTCATCCCATGGTAAAGGCCATATCCGTGATGGACTTAATTGGCTTCCCTTCTTTACATGAGGTTGTAATCCTATCAAGGCATGAACTCGTAAAGATTCAATCAAATCCCTCTGGTCTATCTCATGTCCTTTAATCAATGCCTTTAACTCAAGCCTGTTCAAACAAAAAAGCTGATCATAGGGGAGTTTAGTCCTACCTACAATCAGCATTAAGTTCTCTCTAGCCGAATAAGCCTCGCCTTCCTCTATGTTTTTTTTTCTTCGCTATTGTCTCCGATACCTAATTCATCGAGTAAGTCGGTCAGAACAGCAGAAAATATTTTCATAACTTCTTTACCTTCTACCCAAATTTTAAGGTCATCCATAGATACCGCAGTCATGTTTTTCCTAACACAAGCTACCTTGTGGCATTCGTACAACATTGCATAAACCAAGTTTAACTTTGGTATCTGACCTCCACCGAAAGCGGTTGCAAATGAAGAACTTGTCGAGTCTTCAAAATTAGATAACGCCCCAAGTGTTGGGTAAAAGAATATTTCGCCTTCTTTAAAAGGTGCTGAATGGTACTTAGCCATAAATTAGGTTTAGGTAGGAATTACAGTTACAGTTGGCGCACCTGCAAAATCAAAAGTACCTGTAAAAGATACCTGAGTATTTCTTTCTGCCGTTATTTCCAAGCTGTTCAACTGTGCATCTACTGTAATTATTTTCTCGCCGGATTCGTCACCTCCAAAGATCAGTTCAAAGACTTTTCCAATGTCCTCAAAAAGATCGAAAGCAGAAACATTTGATGATCCCGTAGAATCAAAGTCCAAGTCACCGGAGAAAGAGAAAGAACCTGACTTGTCACCGCCTTCAAGCCTTACACCGTAATCCCCGGTGCAGTCATTGCGGACAATTACAGATTCATTGGATATTGACACAGACGCCGAAGTCTTGCAGACCACGGGCAGATTGTTCCATTTGAACACAAAGTTTTTACCTAATTCGTACGAAGCCATATTTCTTATTCGTTTTTCAAATATACCTAATTTTTATAAAATGCAAGTTACTCCTCAAAAATGTCAAAGGTGTAACTAATTAACTTTCTGTATGCTATCTGACTTGTTCCCTGCTCAATGATAGTTCGGGAAAAGTCTTTTCTGATGTTTAAGATTTTCCAATCGGAATCAATAACTATATTTTGAAGTGTCACAGCCTCCTGAATCTCGTTGCTTATGTCTTCGCTTGCCTTTTTCCCTCCAAATCCTGATGGAAATTTAGTTACTATATCAATTGTCAATCTAGCGTTTTGCCTTGTTGAGCAGTCATTATTTGTTGTCTCGGTTTCATCCTGATCTGAAATGATAACATAGCAAATAGCACCTGCATAGTTAGCCACAGATTCAGTTGGAGTAAAAAATCCATCGGTGACAGGTATTGTCACGCCATTCACTACCAAAGGTGTGATGGCATCCAAAACCGACTTTCTTAATTCACTAGCTACCTCTTTCATTTAATGTCTTTTGCTATTTCTTCTTCTATCTCCTTGACCAATGTCGCTGTATTCTTAAAGAACGCAGGAAAAAGGTAAGGAATCCCAACTAATCTACCCTGACCATTTCGATAGAATGACTTGGCAATGGCTCTAATTTCAGGCGTATATTCAGGTCTTGAAAGAATTTCCCTTGCACTTAATCCAGTCCCGAACTCTGTCCATGCTTCGATTTCGAACTTGTTGTCGGCAATATTTATCCCGGTCTTATAGGTAAAACCTCCATCACCGGGTACTGTGTCAATTCGTTGGTTAAAGTTTAAGTCAACAACCCTACCTTCCATATCACCTAACTGCTCCCGCATTAATTGGATTGACCTAGTGGCATTCTGTGTCGCATCCAATTCTATCCCTTTTGCCGTATCTGCTAACACATCTTTGACCGCTTGAATCACAGCATCGCTTTTCTTATCCAAGTCAGCCAAAGCCTTATCTAGCCCTTTGATAGTTACTCCCATTACGCTTGAATTATAGTCATCACCCACTCTTGGCTCATGCGCTCGATTCTCTTGATAACCCCGGCAATCTTGTATTTCTGATTCCGATACTTTACCATCATAGCAACAGTTGGTGTAAAGCCTTCCCTAACCTGAACCATGACTTGATAAGCAACAGGAAAGACCATCTGCGAAGCCTCTATTCCATCATTTGCCCTCAATTGCCGAACGCTCGCAAAAGTTGACAATACCAGCGTTTCAGTCGGCTCTGTCCCTCCGTAACCGTCCGACACGTTGGAGAATGAAATGAAGTCAATCTTTTGATCGTACTTGCCAAAATTTATCATACAAATAAATCGGATCTATATTTCATCTCCTCGGTTATAGAACCCTTATGAGCATAATAGGTCTGGGCATCCATCATGTTTTGCCGATAAGCAAAAGCTGTCGCAATGCGTTTCAGCATGGCTACCCTTAGATCATTAGGCAGAGGATTAGTTGCGCTAAATCCTGCCATGTAAGAATAGTTTTCGATTTCAGTATCGTCCGTGGTGACATCTTCAACCCACGGGCCGATTGGATAGATTCTTTCATCTCTTTTATTGTTTGATATAGTTACTTCACGCTCTGTGTACAAAAGACCTGTCGCCATCTCAGACTCAATTCGTGCAGCAGGAATAAGTTCATCCTGAATGACTCCATCCCAATCGGAATAATCAATCTGAAGCCATGACTTGGCTTCAGGCAATGAGATAGGCTCGCAATCTACCTGCCTTGTATAATTAATAGTCAAAGGTCTTTTAACACTCATTTTTTCTTGAAGTTCAAATCAGAAATCTTAACCCATACAGCCAAACCTTTCTCAACTAGTTGAGCATCCTTTTCTTTTCCAAAGGTCAATACTTCACCCTTGGTAAATGGTTGATAATCGATTAACAGCTTAATCATGGCTAAAGTTAATAATTTTTATTTCAAATGTTTACGCTCATTCCAAGGCTCTTTTTCAGCCCACATCCGATAAACATGAAAAACGTAAAGTGAACGTATTAAGCCTACCTTCAACCCTGCTTCCCTTACTTTTGAATTAAAGATGGCATCGCAAGAAATGTTATTAGGTGTAAACCCCCCGACCTTCTTCCATGTCTTGTATTGGAACGCCATAAAGAACCCAGCTATTACCTGTTTTTTGACTTCTTCAATGCCTTTTCCGGTGTAACCTAAAGCGATTTCATAATGATTTTTAATGTTAAAATCTTCAGAAATCACCCCTTCATGCAATTGGCAGGAACTTTTTATCCGATTGGTGTAGCACCCAATCAGACCATAATTATTTCCATCCAACGCCAAAGCATTTTCAATCCGTTGCCCCCAATCAGGAGTTAAGAACATCATGTCACCATCCTGCAAAACAATCCAGTCTTCATCATTGGCATTCAATGATTTGATGAATTCGTTGTAAGCACCTCCGATGTTCTTGTCTGTTCTGTAAGGATTTGAATAAAAGATTCTCATATCACTTCAAATTCAGGCATCGGAATGATAAATTTTCCTTTAAAAATTGGTCTTAGCTTCTCAATGATTTCATCTTTGAAGTTCCAAGACAGGATTATGATGTAATCGGGATTTTGAAATCCTATTTCTTCCATCCCAACAATAGGGATGCCTGTACCAGGACTGAACTTGCCAATTTTCTCAGGTGTCTGATCGACTATAAAATCAATCATCGAATGATCTATTTCGGCAAAGTTTAGCAAGGTGTTTCCCTTGGCAGAGGCTGCGAAGCCTGCTATCTTAAAACCATTTGATTTAAGGTTGGATAAATTACGCTTTAAATTTTTTGCAACGTAATAAACTGCCTTCGCCCAATCCTCATAGATTTCTATCCTATGGTACTTGCTTAAAACTTCTGAAGTAATTTGATTAAAGACCGATTGATTTGTTTTATAAGCTGAATTTTCCTTTGCCAAAACATATCGCATCGTGCCTCCGTGAATGTCCATCCATTTGCAATCAATCAATTTTAATCCAACTGATCTAGCCAATTCATTTAAAGGATTTGCAGACCAATAGCTAACGTGTTCAAAGTAAACTTGATCAAACTCGTTTTTATAAATGAAGTCTCTGATGTATGGATTCTCAATGACCAATATCCCTGTATTTTTTATTGCCAAATGACAAGCCTCTAAGAACCCTTTTACATCATCAAGATGGGCAAAAACATTGGTAGCCGTAATCAAGTCAGCTTCACCATCTAGTGAATATCGGTTGACTACACTCTTGCCCCAAAAATCGCAAATACAGGAAATCAACTTTTCTTCCATTGCAATTCTAGTGAGATTGTCAGCAGGATCTACATTCAGGCATTTATGTTTCAACTTTCTTCGAAACACCTCCAAAAGTGTCCCATCATTTCCTGCTATGTCAATATGGAATGTATCCGAATCAAACTCATATTCCTTCGCCAAATCTTCCGCCATCTGTTTGCAATGGTCAATGTATCCCTGATTTACGCCTGACCGATAGGTGTAATAGGAAAAAAGAACAGTTGGGTCAATGACCACAGAAAGCTGTGACAGACCGCACTTTTGACAAAGCATGACTTCCAATGGATAGCGTTCGGCATCAATTGCAAGCTGTTTAGTTAGTTCCAAATTGTTTGCCAATGGCATCACACCTAAGTCTAGGTACTTAACCAACTTACTTGAGCCACAGCATCGGCATCTTATGTGCTCTTTGGCTATTGATTTTTGAATTTCTTCCATCGCTCTAAATTTAATGATGTGTCTTTTGGAGTTTGCAATCCGCTTCCTTGTATGGTTATTGGTTCAACTTTATTTCTCTGAGTTGCGTAATCGTAAATTGTTTTCCGATCAGTTCCAATATTTAAAATACCTGTCAAGTCGGATTTAGAAGCCTCAAGAATCATTGGTGCAATCACATCCACATAATCTTTTGATGTCCACTTGTCGGTAAATGCGTGACTGTGTTCAAACTTTTCCTTACCAAAGCTAGTCCGGATCACAAGGCTATTGTCTAGCATCATGGCAGAACATTCACCGCCTAACTTTGACCAAGCGTATTTGTTGAATGGATAGACATGATCAGATTCTTTGTAATTCCCTTCATCACCTTTGTAAACGTAATCCGTAGAAATGTAAACGTAACGACATCCATAATTTAAACTTACTTTCGCAATATTGCCTGCTCCCACAATGTTGGTATCAATAGCATTGGCAATATCATTGTTTATTTGTTTTTGGTTGATAATGGCAGCGCAGTTGATAATAATATCAGGGCGTTCTAAAAAAACAGCCATTAAAACTTCTTTATCGCTTGAAATGTCGCATTGGTCATGGCTTAATCCAACTATGTCACTATCCAACTTTTTCAAAGCTGTTCCCAATGTTCCTGAACCTCCGAAAACCAATATCTTCATTTAATTATGGATAAAGTGACAGCCATCAAATCTAACAAAACTATTTTTCCCGTATCTCCTTGCAATATCTTCAAAGAATGTCCAATCGCTTGAATGCTCTAGGCTTCTCCAGCCTACTTCCCCAGCCTCCTTGGCCTTCAATAGTACCTG